CCTTCCACCGCAACATCTTTCATTGTGCTACCTCCAGATTCCCGTTAATGGTTACTTTACCAGAAGTCATAATGATATCATTTCCATTAGCATCCTCAATAAGGATACCACTAGAATCAAACGTAATCTTGTTGCTATTGACTACATCTTCAATGATAATCTCACTGCCAGTAACATTCAAGTGAATATAACTGCCATCCGGCACTTCAACAATGAGCGATCCATCCTCCTGTATTTCAACCGTAGTTCCGCTCCTGAATATCTTACGATATGTCTTTGGTAAGCTCCCTTCCAGCAACTTCTGCGTGAATGCCTTACTACTAGAATTGACCGGTGTCTGACTACCGGCAAACTTGTCATACAGAAATGGAAATATGAATCCCACGATAATCGGGAGTGATTCTCGACCGCCAATGAAATCTACGACCACACGATCTCCGACTTCAGGGAGTTCTAGCTCACCGTATACTTCATCGTCTACCAGACCACCCTTAGTCAGAATAGGAACACTTTTGATAAGCTGTCCAGTAATCAGAGCTTTGATATCACATGCATTCTTCTCAGAATAGACAGCCATTATCTCCGCTAGATACGATTCGACACGATCCGCCCTTACGGAAGCCTTCAACTTTTCTACACCAGACTGCCTAGTTTTGTTTACACCGACGGCCTTGAGAGTAGACAGTTGATTGACTATGTTACCTCTTCGATTCTGTTTCATATGCCAGATTCTCGGACCTCTCTAGGAGTATCAATCTCCCAGAACGCTGCCGTAGGTCTTCTGAACACTTTGTTCTTTAGTTCTATCGGACCACGGTCAGACCATCCCCTAGTAATGGTACCAACTGCCTTCAATGGTCCTTGATAATTCCATGAATGCTGCACACCTTCCATGTAGAAGTTTCCATCAAATCCTTCAACGGCCACCTTGTCACCTATCCTTGGGTCTTCTCTCGATTCAGAAGGCACCATGTAGGTCAGTGTACCAGATAGATAGAGATCATTATACCGATACCAGTTGTACAATGTCTGCGAAACCGCCTGTGCTCTGTCGAAAGCCTTCCCCGCAGTAGGAGCTTTGCCGTCCTTATCACGGTTCATCAAATTAATATAGTACAATGGTTTATTACACAAGCGATACAAATATTTCTTGTATGCCAAGTCGTCGATCACTTCACGTCCGTCCGCCAGAAGCTCTAATGCAGACATATCATAAGCCAGAGGGGCAGTTAAATAAAGTGAGAATACATCCTCCATAGTTTTGTTCAGATCGTATCTAATTAAGTATTGCTGTGGTATTGTTACAACCGGCATAGCTTGAAATCGTTTCTGCTCCGGCCCTATAATACCATTATTAACCAACACCGTACCGTCAAACGGAGTTGGCCTGCCTATCAAGTAAGTCATCTTACCTGTTAGTTCTTGATTGATACCATTAATATGCACCGACCGCGGCCCTTCATCAAAGAAGAACTCATTCATAGGAACTTCCGCCAACTTCTCAATGATGCTCCACAAATTGATTTCATCCTCTTCACCTGAAAATAAGAACACTTCTCTAGGATATCCCGGAGACTCGCCACTACTCATTGCCGCAGTAAAATCTACATATCGAAAGATGTAGTCCTCTTGCACCGTGGATTTGATAGTATCACTGATGAAACCAAACCATGCTTCGATTAACTTGTTAACCATGCTATTATACGGAAGTGGGTCTTCAGCAGATTGCGCCAGATGATTAGCTAGATCCTCAGCAGATTGCATAAATCCCAGATTGTTTCTAAGTATTTCCATATTGACACTTACGATAGATTCTAGTAAATATCCACCGAATGACGTACATTGAAAACTGACGGACCTGTTAGGTTTGCCACTTCCGTCGATGTAACCAGCCGAGGCTACTCTTCGTACATAACCCTGCCATTTCAATGTATCAAATTCATAGATTCTCACAACGTCCAGTACATTGATATCATCCAGAAAATGCCGATATTTGTTCTGTGGAAGTATTGTAATCGTGGCCCCACCACTAGGAGATTTGATTGTTTTCTGCCACGTATAGTTCATCACAGCTTTAGTGAGATCAAGCGTATCCTTGTAGGAACCTTTCTGCCAGTCCCAACGATCCACCTCGATTTTGATGGAAGGCCGTCTGATAATCGTTTTGGTTTTCGGCTGGCCCAGTACGGCACCACGTGCATGGCCACCTGAAAGTACCGGCATTATTGACCTTCCTCCATATCATCTTTAATAGTAATCAGAGAGGTGTTAATTTTTTTCAGTTCCTCAAGCAACTCATCCATCTTCAGTTGTTCCCCTACGGTGACACCCCCACGCCTAAGAAACTGTATTTCACGACCCAATTCATCGCGTTGACGCTCCAACTCATTCATAGCCTCTATAGCCGTCAATCTTTCAGCCGCCGACATCCCCTCAAAGTCCATCCCGGCTTTAGCTTCACTAGGTGTCACATACGCCTGGACTTTCCCAACACCAGGAACCGTCTCAGTTTTACCTGTCGGCACCATAGTTTTTTCAACACTCTCCTGTATAGTTCTAAGCGCTTCCGGGTCTATATTAAATGATTCAAGCCATTCCATGACGGCTGTTATAGATTTAATAAAAGTATCTCCAACCTTATGGAACATTTGCAACTGCAACAGACGTGTCATTTTGTTCATCTCTATATCAGGCAATATAGCAGCACCGTAAGCACCCCGTTCTCCCAGAACTCTTCTAGGATCAGCCTTTCCACGTTCTCCTGCCGCCGCCTCATCCCACATCTCTTGTGTAACAACACCACCTTCCGGCATATTTTCATACATTTCTATAATCGACATAGCCTGCCATGGTTCAAACCCTTCACGCATGATAGCACGACCTATCCGATTCCGGTCACCTCCATACTGTTGCCGTAGCAATCCAGCCTGGACATTACGTGCCGCCAGAGGATTTCGACCAACCCATGCCTGAGCTTCAAATAGTGACATCCCTGGATTCTGAGCCATCACCCTACGTAAAGTCATAACATTCAAGGGAGTCTGTGGTCTAGCACCTCGAACTGTACTTTCCTCCATTTGTTGCACTGTCTGAAATGCAGATTCCATGGACAAACCACCAAAAACACTTAACCCGGCCGCTTCACGAGCTATTCGTCCAGCTCCTTGCTCTAGTACTAGACTGCCTTTTCTAGCACCTCGAAACATTGCGGCTTCTAATATAGCTCCGATTTGTTGCAATCCCTGGCCGGTTCTACCAACACCAAATACATTAGCAAGCAATTGCGTATTAGATTCACCAGTACCTGCGTAACCTGCTCTGCCGGTAGTAGCCATGAATTGACCCATTACGTCAGGAGAGATTCCATAACGGGCCATACGTTCCGCCATGACCCCAAAGCCAGCACCCTGAGTTTTGATTTTCCCACCGGCTGCTCCAAGGCTAGAGAACAATGCATTGAGTTCATCTATAGGCACAACGGATTCACCTTCTCCAGGCACCCGAGTAGCCAATCCTATTTGCAGATCACGCAATGTGCCGTAGGTTTCTCCAAGCCTCCGAGTGGTTCCGGGTGCATATAATTGCTTTATCATCTCAAACTCTTTCTTGACTCCCATACCTATAGCACCGAGAAGTATACCCGCAATCCCTAGAAGACCACCTCCCATAACCCCCAATCCAGATAGTAAACCCTTGGTTCCTGCGGCTGCACCTAGAACATCACCACCACGAGCGGCACCTGCTACGCCCTGGGCAGCTCTAGCAGAAGTAAGCATATCACCCGGAGCGCGGCCATCACCATCACCAGTTGGGCGATAATGCTCATGCAGACGTTGGTTATAAGCTTCCCGTTCTGCCCGTGTTCGTTCCTGGCGTATTGCTGGAGATTCTTGACCTGATTGAATTGCTCGCTCGAATGGATCGGCTCCAGCGACACCTACTTTAGCGCCTTGAACATCTGCGGCGGCATCGGCAGTGTCATCATAAGCCTGACGTATCTTATTGATTTCTCTAGCAACGTTATCCGCTCCACTTGCTTCTAGGCGTATCTTACTTATGATATCCGGCATATCACGTCAACCCCGCTGCCTTAATATTCTCCTTGATACGTTCGATCTGTTCCGCCGAATATCCCAACCCCTTAAAGTCTTTCTCAGTATCCTCAGTTATAGCAGTCACTTGTTCCTGATTATGATACATATGCAACTGTTCATCCGTTGGACTCTCTAGATATCCGTAAAACAGTATCAATTTCTGGTGTGCAGTCAGCCTATAAAATCTCTCTTCTGTAGGCAAACATCCGAATTGACGACATACCCATAGATCAAGAGAGACAGACTTAGCTAGACTCCTCCACTCCACTCCCTCTAATTCTTTGTCGAAATTGGTCACGAAATTGAAAGTACCCGTCATAGAGCGCCGCGATCAATTCTTCATCGTAGCAGGTCCACGGGGTTTCAAACCATTTCGGACACTCATCACCGACCATAAGAATATCAATAGAGGCACAAGCCTCCACCATGGCTAGATGATCAGCCGAGAATGAGGCCCTAGGAAAACCTCCTAGACGCCTCGCAATTTCATTTTCGATCATGGATTTTTGTAGAGGAGTCGGATACTTGAGAGTGAACACATCGCCCTTGTAATCAACTTTGATTTTTAGTTCACTCTCACTCAATACCATCTTTCCTAGACGGTATTTCTTCTCCTCCTCATTTCTATTGAGTATGCCCATCTCTTCCTCTCTTTCATGTTACTATGTTGTACGCTCGACCGCCATCAATCTGATGTTGGCCGTGACATAACTATTCGGTGTAATCTGCACACCGTTGCTCGCTATCATAACTTTTCTGAATTGATTGACCAGATCATCAGTCGCTGTATTCTTAAACTGCAATATACCAAACTCACCAGGTTTCCCAGCGTTTGATTGTACCTCACTACGTGTAGGAAGCAAATCAGCCAAAGCATTTATGCCACCATCCGGCCATGGCCCTGCACCAGGTACTTCAGGCACGTATGTTCCGAGAGTTATTGTACAGCTATATCCTTGCGAATCATAATCTATCGGACCATGATAGTTAAGTACATTGGCAGGATTAACCGCCCAGTCTTCGTCATATGACGCATTGGTTGCTAGGCCAACAGCGTCACCGTCGATGATGGTTTGCACCCAGGCTCCCCCGCATATAGTTTTTATGCTCACAACTATCCTCCTACTCTACAACGTTACCATTTCATGCATATGGTTGGTGATAAACATAAAGTTTACCGGAGCTGTTACATATGCATCGTAGTCAATGAGAATCGTATCCCCACTGATGGATATTATTACATTCCACCAGGCCAGGCCGGTGTCTGGATTGGTAATAAATATACCTAGCTCTTTATACATATCCAGTCTGGCTTCCACAGTTCCTTTTAGTACACCACCCGAAAGACTAGTTCCCGGTTTTCCAGCGAACAAGCTCTCTATATAAGCCCGAAGGTCTCTTGACGCAAACAACATCTCTTTCGCCATGGAGAACTCGTTCCACTTCAGATCGTCTGTCTGGTAGGTCTGGATTTGACGTACACAGTGTGGATTACCATTCGTATTGTAGTTGATCGGACATACACCCTTCCCGGTCAACTGTTCCAACTGCGAAGTCGATAGAGCCCATTCCAGCTCGATGAGGTTTAGCGTCTTGAATGTCAATGGCATATTGATTGCAGTAGTACATGCCATACCCATCAGCATACAAGCGGCAAAACAACCTCCGCGATTCTGGAGTACACCGTTTACATCATATTGAGTACCACCATTGAAAACATACACTCCATATTTGCTATTCGAGGTTACTGCTATAGCCTGAGCAGCAGCAATCTCGGTAGCAATCGCGGCTGCCTTCCATGGAGCGCCTATCAAGAACTGACGTTCCTTTCGTCCGGTTACCGCCGACATAGCCGTACAATGATCCTTGAGCTGAGCAGGCAATCCTGTAAGCACTACAGCGTCATCCGGCGTAGATATGAACTGAATATTTTCGGCTTCCAGAACAACCAGAGCTGATGTCCATTGAGCAACATCATACGTTCCTTCAGTTCCCCCAGTAATAAACAGAATAACATTACCGGGTACAGCCCTATCAACATCAGCATTGGCAGCTACTGCTTTTACTCTAGCAGACCCTGCATTGATTGTATCAATGATCGCCTGCATGTCAGACATTACGGTCTTTGCAGTGGTATAGATATCCAAACCCGACACGGCATCTAGTTCTATCGGACTGGCATTCTCCTGCCCAGCAATCACAGTACAAGTATAATCTGTCTGAGCATTGATAAATGCTGCCATCTCACCCATAGTATCGAAATCTGTCAGCGTGATTGGATTGGAATTGAAATATCCGGCGGTCGTAGTCAAAGTCTTGGCAGAACTCTTATTAACAATGGTCATCGAACATGCCGCATCTGTATACTCAATCGTAAAGGACTGCCTTACAATATCGTCAAATACTTCGTCTTCATCGCTTTGATATGAAATGGTCACCTTTTTACCACTGGGCGAAGCACTCGCAAGGGTGAGCTGAATCTGATTAACCCACAAACCATAATCGAGACTTGTGACAGTAATCATAAGATTAGTAGCTGGCGGAGTCTCATATAATGAGAGAGTTCCCGCCGCAGCAGTATTTACCCGCATGGCATAAATGGTCTGAGGCACGTAGTCGTTACCTGGATTGAATGCCAATCGAACGGCTTCCATCAGGTCACCGGCCCTGAGTGCGTTCACTGCTTCCGCTCTAGTGTTGAATTGAAGCAATGTCTGGGGCTTGCCGCCTTTACTTTTCCCCATGATC